CTCCCTTGTGCGAACTTGCTACCCTGCTGAAGCTTTAGAACGAGCGCCGCGTTCCACGTCTTCTCGATGCTGCGCGCTTTGTCGGCGATCCAACTCGACGCCCGCGCCGATGCGGAGAGTTTAGCATCCTGGTAGATGTCCTCCACCGTCTTCGCGTATTCAACGTCGTCCTGCTCGCGGGTTTCGTCCATCGAACGCAGCTTTGCCTGAATCGAAATCTCCCGCGTGGCCTTGATGATCGGCACCATCATGTCAATGATCGAAGTCGAAAGCGGAAAGGCGTGGAAACGCAGCATCGGACCTTTAGGTGTTTGCTCAAACCACTTCGCCCGCAACGGCAACGCAATCTGGTAGCTGCCGCGATATGGATAGCCGCCGAGCAGTGACAGTCCGGTCGCCTGGCACTTATTGTTTTCGTACCAAGCACCGTCAGACTCTGGCGGAAGATGCGGCATGGACGCGGACTTTCCAGCATCCGCCCACTGCAATAGCATCCAATGCGGCAGTCCATCGCCGAGCAGGACATCGCGGTAGCCGGTGAACCACTCGCCTTCAGCTTCCCAGCGTCCGCCTTGCCGCGTCGTCTCGGTCTGCGCCCATGCCAGCCTGAAGTGAGGCAACCCGTAGCGATTCAGGCCGCCCATGCGCGTGATGCGGTCGACGAAGACGGCATAGGTCACTCGCTGGCGAAGGTGGATGTCGTGCTTCGAGACGTGAATGAATCGCTCGCCGTCCAAAACAACTTCCTCCGCCGAGTAGACGTTGAAAATCACGAGGTCGTTGGGAGCGCAATGCTTATCCGCATCCACGTCGGGGCCGATGGCGATGACTACGCCAGCATTGGGCGACTTCTGGGCTACATCGGGGATGACGAATGTTGTGCCGGCAAAAGTGGTTTCGGCAACGTGCTGCTTGATTAGCACGCGATCATTTAGTGGACGCGGATCGTCATAAACCTTCGGAACCTCGGCAAGCAGCTTGCTGATCTGTTGGTCGGTAACGACTTCGGCGGTATCGTTGCGTTCGCCGTCTTCTGTGAATCTGCGCTTGTCTACTATCTCTAATTCAGCCATGATTACCTATCTCTGGTGAGGAAGTGGGCCACAACCCGAAGGCTATGACCCACCCATGATACACGGCTCAGATTAAGGGCTGCGAGGCGTTCTGTACGTACAACTGATGTCTGGGGGCACTGCAAGCCATGTTGAACGACGTGACGTAGGCGAACTGGTTCGACGTGAGCCAGCCGTTGCCCGCCGGATCAGGTGTCGGCATCGTGGTATTGCCGTTGCCGTAGTCGTAAAGCTGCAGCGGAATCAGCTCGCCAATCGACCACATATCGGTTGTCAGCATGTCGATGCGGCCCAGCGGCTGGACGTAGGACAGGTGGACTTCGCGCCCGCCGAACGTGCCGTCGAAATACTTCTTCGACACGTCGGGAACGTTTCCACCCTTGCCCTGGTCCTGACTCTGGATGTTGATCTGCTTGTTGTAGTACGTGGTCTCAGCGATGGCAACCCGCTGATCCTCACCCATCAGATACATGCCCGAATCCTTCGCCTTGTTGTCCTGACCCATCGCACGGCCCAGCAACGCTTCGATTCGCTGCGACAGCGACGCCACGACAGCCCCGCCATTCAGGTTGATCGTCGGGGTTGAGATGCGCGACGGATAGGTGGCGCGGTTGATTCCGGCGATGGTGCCGGTGGTTGCCGAATTGTTCCAGGCTGTGGTCCCGTAAACGCCTTGGTTGAGCGCACCGGACGAACCGGCGATCATGATGTAGTCGCCAGGCGCCGTCGCCCCGCCAGTGCTCGGAAGCACTGTCGAGAAATAGAGCGTCGAGGTCACCGGATCGTTGATGGAGATCGTCGCTGTGCCGCGCGATGTTCCGCCCTCAGCTGGAAAAATCTGAACCACCTGATTGTCAGTGAAAGCCATCGCCCGCACGCCGGTGATGTACGAAGTCTGATTGCCGGTGCCGGAGTTGGACGAAACGGTTGCGGTCGTCGGAATCTGCGTGATCTCGCCCGAAGAGTCGCCGTACATGATGCCTTCGATACCGGCCATCGCCGAATCGAGCGAGTTCTTCAATTCCTCAGCCTTGAGGGAAATCAGTCCGCGATTCTTGCCGGTAGTCGCCAGTCGAGCGAGCGTGGTGATTTCGTTGACGGCATAATGCCACACCGGAGATAGAACGAAGTCGTTCCATACCGATGCGTTGCCACGGCCCATCGAATCGCCGTTGCCGGTACCCTGTGCGATGGCTGCGCCACCCTGAACGCGGAACGGAACACGGAAGGAGGGCCGGGTCGTCGAGCCGCCGGTCGTGGTGACCGAGACGGGAACGTTGGTGAATCGGTCCTTGGCAAGCGAATACAGCGACTTGCTCATGGGGATAAGGGAAGGAATCTTGGTCGCAAACGCTTCGACTTCGACGGCGGTTACTGCTGCCTCAGTGCCGAGGGCCATGATCGTTCTCCAGACGCACGAATGGCGTCAACCTGAAACTGCTATCTCTGGTGGGTTTTGGAGAAATGTCATCGCCGGGGGACGAGGCCGAATGCATCCGTTTGCTCAGATCACTTCTTGCTGACGAGAATAGTATCATGCGCATCTAAACTGGCAAGACGGAAATTCACATGACAGTTTGGCTAAGTCTTCTCGTCGCAATCATCGGTCTGCTGGTTTACGAACTCGCATCCAACCCGAAGGTATCCGAGTTGGGCCGTATCAGCTATTTCGCCGGTCTGCTGGCGCTCCTGCTTCAAGCGGCCCAAGTGGTCACAGTCCTGCACCGCTAATTCGGTTTAGACTTGATCGCGTCCGCTTCCTTCTGCGTGGGTACGCTGGCGTCGGGGTTGGCCGATTGCGGCAGGTACTCGGACTCGATGCCGTAAGGGTCGCCTTTCTGGGCAAATCCTTTATCCCATCCATGCGTATAGCCGCTGCCTTGCGCCTCTTCGGCTGGCGTACCGGCCTCCAGTCTGTCGAGGCGTTCGCTGATGTCAATCAACGCCTCAAAAACCACCAGCCATTCGTTACCCGTGCCGTACTTATCCACGGTTGCGCGTTGACGGTTCAGATACTCCCTCAGTTTTTCGGCGTTCATTAATTTACCCCTTCCACTGTACAAACATGCCATCCGCTTTGCGGTAGCCTTTGTTTTGGATGAACAAAAGCTGGTCTGGGTCTTTCCGCATGTCCAAATCGACGATATCCATCGGCCTGGACACCATCAGCGGGCCGCCGCCGGGCGCAGTCTTTGGCTGGTTTGGCTTTACCTCGCCCGTAGGAGCGGTTGGCCTCGTGGTCGCCCCGTAAAGCTCCTGCGCCTCTTTGAAAGCCGCATCCGGCAGTCGCCGCTGAAACTCCGAAGCTCTGAACGACGCCACGCGGTCAACATCTTTTGTTGCCTTACGGATAGCGTCCTGCTTCTTGAATGTTTCGTCCGACAGCATCTCGTTGACGATGCGTTGGGCTAAGGATGAGGCGAAGCGGTTCTTTTGGATGTCGTTCAGCTTGTGCGACTTGGCGTACTGATCGACGACCTTTGTCATTTCGCCGGCAGACGCCGAGTTTACCGCTACGTCCACCTGCTTGGAGAAGAATTGCTCCTGTTGCTTTTGAAGTTGGGTGCGCTCCTCATTGATCTTGTTGTCCGACTGGGCTTGCTGAGGCTTGATTGCCTTGACGTTCTGGCTCTGCGTCTTTATCCACTGGTCGAGCTGGTTTGCGAGCGCGGCTTTGCGTACCGGGTCCGTCTCCGCCGCCATCTGTGCAATGTGATTCATTACGCCTGACCGCTCAAGTAAACCAAGCGCATGAGGAGCGATGGTATTCTCAAACGCTTCGGGATTGGCCTTCGCCAGCCGGTCGAGGAAGTGCGGGGCGAGCGTCGCCATGCCTTCGGGGAAGTCTTTGAACGCGGCATCCAGCACGGCGGGATCACCAGCCTGGAACGCGGCTTCCTGCGACTCGAATTGCTGTCCCCGTTGCTGGAGCTGTGCTACGCCGTCCAAACCTCCAACTGAATCGAATACAGTCTTGGCGGCTACGGCATCCTGTGGCGTCGGAAATGCCTTCGTGTAAGCCTCGGCGCGGAAGTGAGAGTCCGCCAGTCGCTTGATTGCGGCAGCGTGCTCGGGAGCCGCTTCACTCGCCGCCTTGACTGCAGCGCGAACGTCAACAGGTCCGCGTCGGCCATCCGTCTTTTCGGTCTGCTCCTGCTGTTGCGGCTCACCTTCGCCGATAACAGGCGTGCCGGTGTCTACTTCGGTTGTTTGCCCTGTGTCCGCCTGCGTCTCGTCAATTGCGGTGAAGTCCATCGCTGCTGTTGCCATCTCTGGTTACCCTCCAAAATTTACCTGCCACGGTGCCGTCTACATCTCATTGCCGAGAGCCAAGGAAGATCGGAGGCAATTCCGATCCGGGCATCAATTCCCGGTTACGCTGGCCTCAGCCAGTTCTTCCCGTGGCAGGTTCTATTCCTTCCGCTTTACGGTCGTCTCCAGCTCGCTGACCGGCGTGTACTCGCGAATCGTCTGCTCGCTTACCTGGGATTTCGTAAGCGTCTCGGGATCGGTCTGAACTCCGCCCATCATCAGAATCTGCGCCTGCTGCTCCGGACTCAGTTTGCCGGTGATGTTGACCTTCGGCTGTGTCTGCGCTGGCTTCTGGAACTTCGCCGCCATCTCCGAATGACCATCGTAATACAGCGAGATGTTGAGCCACTTCTTCGATGCCTTCGGGTCTTTCGGGGCTGCGCGACGCAATGCCCTGCCATCAGGCTCTTGCATCCACGCAAAGACTGTTGCCTTGATCGTGGCGTGGTCCTCGTCATCCTTCTGCGACACTGGAACGTAGGGAAGGAATTGCGGCGTCTGCTGAAGTTGCTGTGTCATCTGCTGAATTTGCTTTTCAAGTTGCTCACCCGCCGCGATGTGCTGCTCGTATGGAGGCTGGCCGTTCTTAATCATCTGCGCCGCAGCCTGTTGCAACTCCTGATTGTTGGATTTCGCCTCAGCAAGTTCCTGCTGCAACTGCTCATAAAGGGGATTCGCCAGAGGTTCAGTGTCCAGCAGCGTCTCGATATCCTCCAAAGCCCCGTCTTCAGCGTTGGCCTCGTCAATCGTAATCACGTCCTGCAAATCCAGCCCGTTGACGATCTCGCGAGCGTTTGAAGGTGTTCCAACCAACGAGGCAATCTGCGGGTTGGTATTCGCCAGATTGATAAGCTCCATGATTTTCGCCTGGCGCTGCGATCCCGACTCTGGGATCTGGCCGGATGTCTCCGGTGAGCACTCGAACTCGCCTCGCAACAGCGCAGGGCTTACGGTGATATCGCCCTCGCCTGAAACGGTATCCGAAAGTTCATCGCTGCCGTTTCGTGCACAGCATTTCGCCGCCTGCTCCGTGGCCTTAGCAATGACTCGATTGCCTTCATTCCATACCGGCCCAAATCGCTCAAGCGACTGCTGCAAGCGAATCTGCGTGGCCCCAACCGTGTTGTCTTCGCCCTCGCCACCGCCGAACAACGCAGGAGTTGCGCCGTCGATAGACTGAATCAGCGGCCCCACGTACCACTGGAACATTTCCGACATTCCTTGAATCGGCTGCGCGGCGGATGTCTGCCCGATCACATCCTGCATACTCTGACCTTCGTCAAGGGCAACTTCCACGAACCGGCGCGGGTCAGACTCAAGTTGATTGATGGCCTCGGCATTAAACGCACGAGACTCCAGAAGGTTCAGCGGGATAGAACCGCGAATAAACTTGTCCCACAGGTCTGCCCAAATGTTAATGCGCTTCTGGATTGGAATATCGCCGGTCCCTAGCGAGCGCCGCGACTGCCCGAAGCCGCGCGTATACATCGCCAGTTCACAGTGGTCGTCTACCGACTCTTCCCACATCATGCACAGTTCAGTGCCGGAAAAGACCATGAAGCAGCCGGATGCAAAGTTTTCCTGAAGAAATGCTCTTTGACCGTCGGTGACATTATCGTCGTAGTACATCCCAGGACGGAGCCACACGTAGGCCAGCGTCGTCTCCCGAACGCCCATCGTGCCGGTCAGGTACCGTCCAGCTAACCCGATGCGGGTATTGATTCGAGCGATGCGCTCGAACTCCAACTCCCCAGCTCCGCCCCACGATGGCTTGATCTTCTTGCCCATCCACGGCATCATGGCACGCGCCACGGCGTAATCCATCTCCTCGAATCCCATCACATAGCCGCAGTCACACAGCTTGTCCGCCATCATCGGCAGTTTGGTTTCGAGCACACCGAAGACCTTCGACAACTCTCTGCGTAGCGGATTGCCTTCCGAGTCCGTGCCCCATCGTTTATCGGCCCAGGTAGCCGTCCATGTCAGCGAACGGCAGTCTGTCCACGCCAACTGGAAGATGTCCGGCTGAAGATGCGGGTTTGCCTTCGCGTGGATGTACTTGTACTTGTTCGCCTCATCCGCTGCGGCAACATCCTGCGGCTGCTTAGACCTGCGCGGCGCAAACGTCACTTTGATCTTGCCGCGATTCAGAGCACCCGTGGTGATGTCGCCCTGCGCGGAATAGATGTTCGTCGCATATAGGTTGCGTTCGTTCTGCCAGTTGATCGAATTGCCATTCTGCCCAGACTGGTTTGCCCCCGCAACAGTCCAGCCGCCATTGCCCTTATCCGTATCGAGATATTGATGCTGGCGGTCAAAATGGCGCGCTTCCCACGTGTCCAGAACGTGATAACGCCGGGCAGCCTCATCCGCAATTGAGCAGTTCTCAAACAGACTCTTGAGCGTGCCGATTATGTCCTGCGAAAGATCGGTTGGCTTCCAGACCTTAGCATCCGTGACCAGGCACGAAGCCAGTTCGCCGGGCTGGTATTCCTCGGCTGCTGGCGCTTGCAACTCAATGGTGACCGCTTCCTGCGTGTCTTCCACGTCTACCCCATCGAAGGAATTGCCATTGAAGATGTCACCGGAGTCGCCGCGGACTGGCTCTGACCTTGCGAATCATCCCCGCCACCCATCGCCTGCTCAACATCGTCAGCCGTGTAGCCCATCTGCTTCAGTTTGTCGATGCACTCCATCGCCTGCGGATTCTGGTCGATTGGCTGCGGCTGCGACGCGGAGTTGCTCGTATCGGCGGTCGGGGAACCACCGGAGTCCATCGGCTGCTGGATGTTCGCGGTCATCCCGTAGTTGCCCTTCAGTGTCGCCATGCTCGCCTCGCAATCGTTTGATTTCAGCATCCACCATAGCACGAGCGCCCTTAGGCGGCAGACCCAGAATCCTCAATTTCGCCCTCGCTCCCCGCATCAGATCGTGCCGGAACTTCCTTTGCTCGCTCATCGAACCTCGTTGCGTCCCAGCCCTTCGGGACGGACTTGCCAACCAACGGTTTCATGGGCGGAATGCGCTCAACAACCTTAGGCTGCCCAGACTTCTCGATCAGGATATCAAGCCGGCGGCGCTCCTGAGCCAGTTGCGTTCGCAGGTACTCGATCTCGCGGTTGAGGTGGGCGCGGTAGGGGAATAGCGTGTCGTTGACGGCCTCACAGAAGTCTTTGAACGTCACTCACGCCTCCATGACGGCCGCACAATCGGCCTGTCCGCTTTCTTCTGCTGCTGCCATACATGCCTCGCCGCGATAATCATACGCTCTGGTGGGGTAGCCGTCTCCATTTTTTCGCGGTACTCATCCTCGGAAGTCTTGCGCTTCGGGTTCAGCATCGACTTCGTGCCGTAACGCAGCATGTCGCCAATATCCTGCTCCAACTTTGCCGAGCCGAGATCGGTCTTCAAAACGTCGTCCAGGTCTTTCGGGTTGCGAAGCAGCATCGGCACAGACTTCAGCGTCTCAGCGCACTCGCTGGAGATCAGCATGACATCGTCGTACTGGAATCTCTTGCCCTCGTGAACTCCCCATCCCATGCCCTTCGCGGCCTTGAACAGCGATCCCAGCAGCCCGTAACCGCCTTTGCGGTCGTTATCAGCCTTCTGCGCACCCGGTACTCCGCCCTTACGCAGCACCCGGCTTTGCTGATTGCCGATAGAGTTTGGATCGTCGGTCACCATCTCAGGCGAGAGGAAGTAGCTCTTGATCTTGGCGCGCTCATCAGGCAGCATCCGGTTCAGCATGTTCTGCGCCACTTCCGGAGCCTCCATTTCGTTTACGATTTCTTCGCGATACATCACCGTGACGTTGATCGGCTTTACCATGTCGTAGCCTAGCAACGCTTTAGCCTCAGAAGGCTTCAATGCCACACGAAACCACCAGCCCGTAGGACACCAATGCGACTTGCCCCAATCCTGCGCCATCCAGTGATTCGACCACGGCTTCATCAGCTCATGAACCTTTGATGGCGTGATACGCACCGCCTCTAGGTCAAAGCTATTGGCAAAGTATGCGCCCTCCAGCGAATCCCAATCGCCATCCCAGTCAGCCTTGCGGATGATCTCGTCGTCGGTCGCCAGTTGCTTCGTGTACGGTCCACGCTGGGCCGCATAACTCTTGCGCTGCTCGTCCGTCCAGGCGTAGTAATCCTCAACCGTGTAGCCATCCTCGCCTAGCGCCGCTCTGACCCATTCCACGTTATCCCACGGATTGACCTTCAGGAACACGTAGTCGGCAGGGTCTTCATCCTTGTTGAACTCCAGAAGGTGAAACCGCTTGCGTAGATCGCCAATCCCCGAACCGCGCATGTTGAACAGCAGCAGCAGCCGCGCTTGCTCCCCGCCGCGAGAACGTGTTGCCTTGCGAATCTCGGCAATCTCGCGCCATGAGAACTGCTCGGCTTGGTCGATGATGATGAAGTCGTAATTGCCCGAACGAAAGCGCCGGATGATGTCGTCCATGTTCTCGGCATAGCTGAAGTCGAGCTGCGATTTGCCGACCTTCAGACTGGCGGGCATGGAAGTCTTTAGGTTGTTCTCCAGCCAAGCGAAGTCACGGCGGATCGGCTCGATGTGGTACTTGAACACCTGATCGAAGTTACGCATCACCATACATCCAAGCACCGTGCGCTCATACATCAGTGTGATCGCCACACGGTCGGCTCCGGAAGACTTGGCGGCTCCACGACCGCCGCCGACGCCGATGATGGATGCGCGTCCTGTCTTGAGCATGCGGAGCATCTTGGATTGCTTGGGTTGCAGAGCGATCTCAGGCATTGGCCGCACACATCCCACATCGGTAGATGCGACAAGTTTTAGGATCGTGAGAGCGCGTTGAATTGGAGATGGCAACAGCAGTAGCTATTAGGCCTTCGCTGACCGTCCGTGGACGGTCAGGCACATATTGGTTGCAGTCAGCTGAACGGTCCCATGTCACCTTTTTGCACTTAGCGCATCGCTTCGGCTTCGTAGACGATAGCCAGATGTGTGAGCAACAATCACAATTCCAAGCCTGCACCATTAGTACGCTCATGCACTAATAGTACGCTACTCGTCCTGCTTGCCGATGTGACGCACTACCAGCGGCTGATCCTGGTCGCCGGAATGGACGACCTTATCACCGTATTTCTTCGGATTCCACTTCGCCAAGAGCTGCAACCGCGTGTATATCCGCAGCTTGCGATGCTCGATCATGTCGGCGGTCTTGGTTTCGGTCGTACCGTCAGGCTTCTTGGTCACAATCACGCCCATTTGAGTGTTGTCGGCGATCTCAAGGCATTGCTGGTGAATGACTTCCTCGCCAATTAGCCTCGCGCGCGCGATGCGTTGGGCAAACTCTTCGTTGCGAGTCATCCAATCGTAAACTGTTGAATAATGGGGTGTTTCTGCCTGCCTGCAGAATTCTCGCAGAGTCATGCCTTCGCTCAACCATGCGACGATTGCGTCAGCGGTTTCCGGCGTGTATTCGCTGGGCCTTCCCATGGTGGTTATTCTACGATGGACTCGCTACGCGGGCAAAGGGTAGGGAATTACATACTTCATTCCCTTCGGACCGAAAGTAAGTAAGTCCCAAAGCGTATGCCGTACGTTCGCATAAATGCGTCAGAGCGGCTTGAAGGTGCCCCACTGTTCTGCCATAGCCCTCGCAAACCCAGGCCTGAGCGTCTGCCTTCTCTGAGAGCGAGTCAGCCCGTTCTTTATGCCTGGCGACTCGAAGTGGACGATCGGATTGCGCTCATCGGTAGGAGCATCAGCGATAAGCGGCGGAACGCCGTGCTCCCATAGCCATGTCTCTTTGGTCTCAGGATCACCGAACCACCAGAGATTGACGCGCTGAGTCGGCTTGCCCAGCATCTTCCCAACCATTGTCATGGGCTGTTCCAGCACTACCCGCGGCGACCAGGCGTGAGCTGCGATCCAACATTCGTACGTGAACTGCATACCCTCGTCGCGTTCTTTGGTTCGCGCCCAAGTCCCGTTGCCGCTGAGGCAGGTGTGGGTGCATGGCGGGAAGATAATAATCAAATCCCATTCCCGGCTGCGCATCGCCTCTCGAACGTCCATCTGGAGATGGTTTGGCGACCCGTCACGCGCCGGAAGCAGGTCGTTCGACCACGCATCGTGCCCACGTAGCCGAAACGCCTCGCGAGCGACCCCAGATTCCTCGCATCCAAGCAAAACACTCATCATCTCTACACCTCGTTATTCCTGTTAAAACATTTTGTCTTGGCCGAGACTTTTCATATCCGCTGCTCCGTGATCGTAGATCCGTCCCGCGACAGCCGGTAGCCCTTGAGCTGCGGGGCCAAGTAGAATGTCTGACCACAGCGATGTGTCATGCTCTAAGGTGAACCCTTTGGGCGCCGGCGGATTCTCCCGTAGGTAATCTGCTCGGCAATCTCTGATGTAAGCCTTGCGCTGAGCCTCTGATGCGAAGGTGATGTCTCT